AACAAACTGACGACTCTGTGGAATAACAAAGAACTTATTCTTGAGGGAATTAAGAATTATTTGTTTACTACAGATACTATTGAGCAGATTGCTCTTGAGCGTAACACTATTTGTTTGGCTTGTCCTAATGTAGATCTTAGTGGTGTTAATTGTTTAGCACCTGGTACACAACCATGTTGTTCTGAGTGTGGGTGTTCTTTAAAGTTTAAGACACGGAGTTTATCTTCTGAGTGTCCATTAAAGAAATGGCCAGCTTTACTTACTGAAGAACAAGAGAATGATTTATTATCTAAACTATGAGTGTAATATTTAAATCCCAGAATCATAAATACGAGTCTGTAGACAGTGATGGTATTGAATGGACCTCAGTCACCTCTTTTATATCTAAGTATAAGAAGCCATTTGATGCTCAAACTGTAGCAGAGAAGTCAGCTAAGTCTAAGAAGTCTAAGTGGTACGGTATGACTGTAGAGGATATCTTACAGGCTTGGTCTAATGAATCTAATAGGGCTATTGATCAGGGTAACTGGTATCACAATCAGCGTGAAGCAGACTTACTCCAGTTAAATACTATTGAAAGACACGGTTGTATTCTCCCTATTATTAGGCCATTGGTTACTGATGATATAAAGTATGCTCCAGCACAGAAGCTAGTAGAGGGTATGTATCCTGAGCATTTTGTTTACTTGAAGTCTGCTGGTATATGTGGTCAATCTGATCTTGTAGAGGTGGCAAAAGGTTATGTAAATATCACAGATTATAAGACGAATAAAGAGATAAAGAAAGAATCCTATGTAAATTGGGAGGGTATTAGTCAAAAGATGTCAGCACCTGTAAGTCATTTAGATGACTGTAATTTCTGGCATTATGCACTACAGTTGTCTACATATATGTATATTATATTGAAGCACAACCCAAAACTAAAACCGGGAAAACTAACAATTCACCACGTTTTGTTTTATACAGAGGGTACAGATAAGTTTGGTAACCCTATTACTAAGCTTGATAATCAAGGGGAACCCTTAGTTAAAAAGATTGTTCCTTATGATCTACCCTACCTTAAAACAGAGGTGATAAACCTAATTAAACATAAACAAGATGCTAATTAAACTATTTGATATAGTTAATAATAAGGTGGTTCCTACGGAGCACTGTTATACAATCTCCTCTCTTAATGATATAATGACGGAATATCCAGAGGATTATTTAAAAGTATATACTTACCTGTTTTATATGACTTGCCCTAACCCAGATCTTAATCCTTTCTTCAATGTTCCTGAACATGAGAAGGAAGAGATTATAATGTCTGAGATTGATATGGATGTTTCTACTGAGGATGATTTAATTATCCGGGGTATGAATACATGTAAGAAATTATACGAGACTCCTACGTATAGAACGTATGTAGGAATTAAGTCTATGCTGGATAGATTAGCCCATTACATGGAGACTACGGAAATACAGCATGGTAGAGATGGTAATATTACAGCTTTAGTGAATGCTGCTGCTAAGTTTGAGCAGATTAGACAGTCATTTAAGGGAGCATATAAAGATTTAGCTGAAGAACAGCAAAGTCAAGTAAGAGGAAATATAGGATTAGCTTATGATCAATAATATAGAACACAGCTTGTACGACTGGTTGTTTAATTACAACACGTACACAAAAAAATGGAATGCTTTTCATCGTGATGATAAAGAAGCATATTTTGGTAATGGTAAAGAATGTAAGTCAAAGATTGCATCTAAGACAATTGATACATTACTTTATATGATTATTACTACAAATGGTAAACCTGAAAACTTTGAAAGTATTGTAGACGTTGTAGAAGATGAATAGTATTATTGAAATTCCTACTTGGGATAATGGTGTTTGGACAATTACAGAATTTTCTTCTAGAGAGGAATGGAGGGGTTATTTACTTACACTATTTAAGGAACCAGGGCAGTATAATTTTAATGAGACTAGTCTATTGTTTAATAAAGAGGCAACTACTTTTAATAAGTTAGGCTTCTATACAGTAGCGCCTTTTAAATCTAAGGATTACATATATTACTGGGATGACCAGAAAAAGAAATGCAGGAATGGTGTACTGTATAAGGATCAAACAAATGTTTGGTACTTAAGCAGAGATTATTACATGTGGTTAAACTTCCTACCTATTTATGATAAAGAGGAGAAGAGGTTTGGATTTGCTAAAGTCCGAGATGCTCAGTACCACATGGCTCTGTACGAGATCTTGGCTGAACTATACTATAAGCACGTAGCTATTCTTAAGAAACGTCAGATTGCATCTTCATACTTTCATGCTGGTAAACTAATCAACTCATTATGGTTTGAAGAGGGTGTTACTCTTAAGATAGGGGCTTCGCTTAAAGATTATATAAATGATAAGGGTACATGGAAGTTCTTAGATGAGTATGCATCGTTCTTGAATGAGCATACAGCCTGGTACAGACCAATGAACCCGGATAAAGTAATGCTATGGCAGCAAAAGATTGAGGTAAGAAAAGGGAATAAGAAAACTGAGGTAGGATTAAAAGGTACTATACAAGGTATGTCATTTGAGAAATCTGCAACAGCGGGTGTGGGTGGTCCTTGTCAGTACTTCTTCCACGAGGAAGCAGGTATTGCTCCTAAGATGGGGGAGACATATGAATACTTACGACCTGCATTACAATCTGGTATGGTAACTACCGGGGTATTTATTGCAGCAGGATCTGTCGGTGACCTTGATCAGTGTGAACCATTAAAGAACTTAATCATGAACCCGGAAGCTAATGATATCTTTGCTGTAGAAACTAATCTATTAGATAGTAAAGGGACTATTGGTACAGCCGGATTATTTATTCCTGAACAGTGGTCAATGATGCCGTATGTAGATAAGTATGGTAACTCATTAGTAGAGACTGCTTTAGAAGCTATTAAAGAAGAGAGGATTAAGTGGAAGAAAGAGATTGAGCCTGATAAGTACCAGTTACGTATCTCCCAGAAGCCTACAAATATTGAAGAGGCTTTTGCATTTAGAAGAGAGTCTGTATTTTCTGTACATTTACTTGCTGCACAATTACGAAGAATTGAAGATAAAGAATATGCTTATGAATTATTAGAGTTATATAGAGATGAGCATAGTAATTTAGCTGTTAAAGACTCTAATAAACTACCTATTAATGAGTTTCCTATCTCTAAAAAGACAGAAGATAAGACAGGATGTTTGGTCGTGTGGGAAAGACCTAAAAAAGATCCTACATTTGGAATGTATTATGCAAGTATTGACCCGGTTTCTGAAGGTAAGACTACTACCTCTGATTCTCTTTGTTCCATTTTTGTTTATAAAGCTCCTGTGGAAGTATCTAGAGAAGAGGGTGGAGAGCAGAAAACGCATATAGAACAGGATAGAATTGTAGCAGCATGGTGTGGACGTTTTGATGATATCAAGAAAACACATGAAAGACTAGAGTTAATTATTGAGTGGTATAACGCTTGGACATTAGTGGAGAATAACGTATCCCTATTTATCCAGTACATGATATCTCAGAGAAAACAGAGATACCTAGTTACTAAAGATCAGATCTTATTCTTGAAAGACATTGGTAGTAATGCTAGTGTATATCAACAGTATGGTTGGAGAAACACGGGTACCTTATTTAAAGCTCATTTACTTTCTTATGCAATTGAATTTCTTAGAGAGGAGATTGATCATGATTATAAAACAGATGGTACAGTTGTAAAGACTACCTATGGTGTATCTAGAATACCAGATCCTATGCTGATCAAAGAGATGTTGGCATATAGAGAGGGTTTAAACGTGGATAGATTAGTGGCATTTACAGCTCTTGTAGCCTTTGCAAAGATCCAACAATCAAACCGTGGATATTTAAAACGTAGAGAACTAAACCCTGAAAGTTTGGATAAGTCAAAAGATTTATATAAATTAAAAGTAGGGGCTTTTAGGCATATTGGAAAAAGTGGGTCTTCTGGCAATATGCAAAGACCAAAACAGGCGTTTAGAAATTTAAAATGATAAACTGGTGCATGAGTACTACAGCGATGGAAAATGTTACAGTTAATGTAACTTATATCAGTTATTATTCTGATGAAGATGAAGAAACTGTTGACATTAATGTTAATGAATTAATAGAACAATTTAATACAACAATTACAGACTATGCAGTTATATAATGCTATGCAGCTCAAAAATGGAGCTAAGGCAGAATACAATAAGATGAGTAATCTTACTCAACCAATCCAATTTATTCCAAGAAAGGATAAAGATGATGATTGGGCTGCACATAACCTTGATTGGTTAGAGTGGCAGGGTATGAAGCAGTTGCGTAGAAATGCACGCAGACTCTCTAAGAACTACAAGCTTGCTAAAGGTATTATTGATCGTAGTGATTATATAGTTGAGGAAGATGTAGAGTATGCTGAATTAATTGATGTTCTTACTAAAGAAGATCAGTCAGCATTAGAGTTAAAATTTTACCCAATTATTCCTAATGTAATTAATGTATTAGTAGCAGAATTTGCTAAAAGAAATACAAGAGTAACATTCCGGGCTGTAGATGAGATTTCTTACAATGAATTATTAGATCAGAAAAGAGCTATGATTGAGCAAAGGCTATTAGCTGATGCTGAACGTAAGATGGTTATGAGTATGATTGAGCAGGGTGCTGATATGGAAGATCCTGAGATTCAGAAAGCATTAGCCCCAGAAAATCTTAAATCATTACCTGAGATTGAACAGTTCTTTAAGAAAGACTATCGTTCAATGTTAGAAGAGTGGGCAGAACATCAAGCCCGTGTGGATGAGGAAAGATTTAAAATGGATGAACTTGAGGAAAGAGCTTTCCGTGATATGTTAATCACAGATAGAGAGTTCTGGCACTTTAAGATGAATGAAGATGATTATGAATTAGAATTGTGGAA